TTTTGTAACTCCTTGTCAATCAAATACATAATAAATACATATTTAAAATAAAAAGGAACAGCTTTCTCCAACATTGATGAAGATTTACTATTATTATTATTTATAATAACACCTTTCGTTGATAATTCAAAATCAGTAAAAGGAGCATCTAAATTAAATTCTTGATTGGGTACTTCTCTACAATTAACAAATACATCTGGAGATATTCTTTCACATTCATATTTCCTTGGAATCCAAATCTCTTCGGCAGTAAAATTAAAACCACTGACTTCATCTATCCAAACATAACGAATAGCCTCAAAACCATAATCATTAATGTACTTTTCTTTAGTACTATCTTTAGGAATTTCATAACTATCTGGTACAATATCTGTAATTTTATTTCCAGTTTCGTCGATATAACTTAAAAATATTACTTTTCGATAAGCTTTAAACTCTATATGCTCAACATTAATATATCCATAATCATCATGATCTTTGGACATAGTATAAGCAATAATAGAATCTTCAAAACTTTTACTATATTCATAATTACCATTTATAACATTTCGAAATTGAGGATAAGTTGGTAACAATTTTTTTATATCCTTATCAGATAAATTATAGTTATCCAGAACTTCTGTAATTAACATTCTTCTGTTATAACTTATAATTTCACTTTTTTCGATTTTCTTTTCGTTAGCTGTATTCTTATAACAAATATATAATGGATTTCTTATTTCAATGATTGGTTTACCATTTTTAAATCCAGAATATAAAAAACAATTATCAGATATAATTAAATCTTCTAAAGTTGTTATTTGCTTTGTTTTAATACTTAGATTTTCATAAGCATACCTTAGTAAATTATTACATAAGATTTCCCATTCAGTAAGATATTCTCGTTGATTTATGTCTTCAGGAGATAAGCTTTCTTTAATTTGTGCTATTTGTTCATCTGTTATTGTTTTCTTTACGTTGTTTTGATTATTTTGAATCTCTAAAACAATAGCCTGGACCTCTAAATCAAGTCGTCTATTAATCTCTTTAACAATAAGATCGTCTTTTTCTTTTAGTATTTTTTGATTTGTTGTTTTTACTTTAAAATTTTGATTTCTTGTTAAAAGTTCTCCTTTTAAAATATTAACTTTATTATGTAAAGCTGGATATGCTTTTATGATTTCTTTACTATCTTCTTCTCCAATATCAAGTAATTCACATAAACCTTTAACTTCTTCAGTATAACCAGAAATATCATTATTTGCTATTTTATATAATTTTTCTTTATTCTTATAGCTATAATTTTTATTACTATATGGTAACAAATAGTTTACCATTTTTTTATACCATTCGTTTTCATTGGCTTGCTTCTCAGCTTCAGAAACTTTATATAAAGAATTAACTATGTTCATTTATAATATAATATTTTGTAGTGACGAATAATTTGAAATTAGCTATAGCGTTTAATAATGCTTCTTTTAACGCCATACTTGAATCTATAATTAAATCGTCTTTTTGTTTTATTACTTTATTTGTTTTAACATCATATAAATCAGTATTTGTATCTATATCTTTATATGTTTCTAAAAAATCTAATTCAGCATTGCTTAAAATTGTTCTTATTGGTGTATAAAGAACATGATTAAACATATCACATAATACATCACCATTTTTTAATTTTTTAGATATGTTATATAACGTTATACCAGCCCCAGTACAATAACCATATTTTAATGCGCTCTGAACTGTTTTTAAAGCATCTTCAATTCTATCATATTCTTCACTTTGTTCTTCGTTTGTTTTACCACCAACATATATAGTTGTTATAGATTGATTTAATCTATTTACTCTACTTTGTAATTCATTTTCGTAAAGTTCATTATTTGTTTTTATTGATTGTAACTTCTTAATTCTATTAGCTATTTTTGGTTTTTCATTATAAATAGTAAACGATCCATCATTAACTACAATTTTATCACATTTACCATTTGTTACAAAACAACCAATATCTATTAAATTCTCCAACATGCTTTCTCTATTAAAACCAGGAGTTTCAATAATACACATATTTAAATTTAATCTAGTTTTATTTAAAATAAAATAAGACATTAAAGCATCAGAAACATCATTAGCAATAATACAAAAATTATTATTTTTATTTGTTTTCATTACTTCTTCAATATCATAGACATCACTAATTTCTTTATCAAACGTAAAAATATAACAATCTTCCAAAATACATTGTCCGAAATCAGTATTAACGAATACCGCATTTTTAAAGCCACTGTTGAACGTTAATCCTTTATCTATGGTATAATACGTTTTTTCCTTTTCAACGCTTCTGAGGATCTCTACGGCAGCATTTTTAGAAGTTTCTGTGTATATTTCCTTAAATAATTTACCAACCTCCTTAGATTTAGCTGCGGTAGTAGCTAGATTTTCTATTTCAGTAATATTTATTTCTTTTTTTGTAGCTAAATCTATCTCATTGATAATTAATTCAACTAGTTTATCTATTTTATCAATATTCTCACGAGTTGCTTTTATTTTTCCACAATGAAAATAATTTATTAATTCTTTAGTTAAAAGAGCTGTTAATGTAGTACCATCTCCACAATTTTGTACAGTTCTATCACATGCTGATATAATTAACCTGGCTCCAATATCCTTTAATTTATTCTCATAATTTATACTTTTTGCTACACTCACTCCATCTTTGGTAAAATAAGGAAATGTAGTATTAATACAAACATTCTTACCCTCTCCGCCCATGGTAGAGATTATTATATTAGCAGCTTCATTAATACCTTCTAATATTAAAGATTTATCGTCTGTTGTTTCTTTTGTCATTTTTTACTAATTTTTTAAAATCACTTAAAATTATTCTTCTATTTCTTGTTGCTTCTTGATTTATTATTTTATTAGATTCTTTTTCTCTTAGATATAATGGTGCTCCAAGTAAAGCAGAAACTCCATCAAAATTTTCATCAAGATTGTATAATTCTATTTGTCTTAATGTGAATAAACAATTAATCGTTTCTATTACTTTTTTGGTCACAACTCTATCTTGTTGAAGATCATAATAACTTACATCTTCTAATAACCAATCATTTAAAGCCCTGATTAACAATATTTTAGATTGTTTATTACCAACAACATATCCATAATTAGTATCTCTTTTTTTGTAAATACTATCTCCAACTTCTAATTGAGGCCGTATAAAAAGAATATGTCTTTTATTTTTTCTTATGTAATGAGATCTAACGCGTTCTCCTCTATTTGCTTCATAGTTTAAAGTACAATTACCATAAAACTCAAGTAATTTCTCTTGTTCTAAATAATATTCTTCTAAAGAAGATCTTCCTATATAAGTAGCACATATCTGATTACCAGGAATACCTATGGATGAATACTCTGGATTTCCTATTATATATGTGGTACCTAAAGAATCACCTTCGCCTGGGTTTTCACCAATAAATGGATCGTGTACAGCAAAATAATATTTAGGATTTACTACTCCGTTTTCTAATTTAGGAAAATGATATATTCTATGAACACCAGCAATAGATGATCTATTTTTCATAAAATTACCCTTCAAATCAAAATCATAAAAAGCTTGACCCTCATGATCAACTTCATACTCAACCGTATTATTATGAAAATATAATTTTACATTAGTTCCTAAATCTTTATAATTACCAATTATATCTTTAATTCTAATTAATGCTTCATTGGATGGTAGTAATTTTGATCTATCTGTTATAAACATATGAGAAGGAATATTAGGGTAATTCATTCTCTGTGCTGCTAAAGCATTAATGTTTCTTGATTTTTCTTTAGCTAATTCTTCTCGTTCAAAATATTCTAAAGCTTCTCTTAATTTAGTATTTCCTTCTTCTGTTTTAAAATCCCCTCTTGATAGATAAGCTGGGTAAAATCTTCCAATATCACTACCATCTTCCCAAATATTTTTATGAGATATTATATTATATGTTTTTGGATGAAGGAATAATTCTTTTGCTCCTTCTACTAAATCCATATTACCAGATGTACCTATAAAAGCCTGGACCCCGAATCTTCCATCTACTCCAATTGTAGCATCATTAGATTCTTTAATTTTAATAACGTTTGGAGTTAAACCAACTTCTTCTACAACAGAAAATTGATATCTACCTCCAGCTGCTGCTTCTGCACCATCTTGTTTTTTATCAGAATATGCTACATGAAATAATTTTGCTAAAGTACCAAAACCATCAACCCATTCTCCATTAATTTTCTTTTTATATTTATGTATATATGGATTCTTTTTATTACCTGGTTTTAAACTACCTGTAAAATTTTTATAAAAAACATTCGGTTCAAAATCAATATCATCTGCTGTTTTATAAGTTAAATTAACATCAATAAATAATTGATTTATGTATGTTTCTACTTTAGAACATAATTCACTACTTTTATCACTATTACCACTTCCAACACATACTTCGGCAACGTTTTTATAATTAGGATCATAATATTTGGCGCCATTAAATAATAAACAATGGGTAATTTCTGCTGCTATATACGCTGATTTACCACCACCTCTGGTACCCATTATACAAACATCAGAAGTCTCATTATAATATAACGGCCTCCCCATAAAGAAGTCATGTAGTTTTTTTACATTTTCATATGGATCAATATAATTTTTAAGTGATTCGTCTTCTCTTAATAATGATTTATATCTAGCTAAAGTAGAAAAAGAATCAGATCTATTTCTATTCTCTAATACAAATTTTAATACATGTTCGTCATTTAAAGCTGCATCAGAAGAATTATTATCATCAAATTCCCAACTAGAAAAACCTCTACTAACAAGAAATTCATAAGATGTCATTACATCAACATCTCTTAATTTAGGACGACCTATGACCCTATCTTTTCCTTCCTGAAGTGTTATGCTACCAATGTTAATATAACTCAACAGAGGGCCTGTAACAAACCTAAATTTGTTAAATTCTTTAATGAATACGCCCTCAATAAGTTTCTTTTTAATTTCCCTCCATTTCTGAAGACCAATCTCACTATTTGGATTTTCTTTTGGTAATTCTAGTTTCCAGTTTTTTGGATTTTCAATAACCACTAGATCGGCCTGAAGCTCATCTATTCTTTCATATAATTTAGCATATTCTTTTTTAACTAAACTCATAATAATCCTTTTTCACTAATGCTTTCTTTTCTACCACCATAGACTTCATTTTCATTCTTCTCTTCAAAGAACATTTCTTCAATTCTTTTATAATCGTCAAATATCTTTTTAGTTTGGGACCTCATAGAATCTAACATTTTAGCTGTACCTGGAATGATTTGTGGTTGACCATTTGCAGCAAAACCAACATGTTTATCATGTGTGTAATCAAGACTATCTATAAAATCACTACGTTTAACCATATTATTAATTTCTTGTTTTAATGCCCTCTGAACGGATGTTAAACACATATCATCGTAAGCATCATAACATTTTCTTATAATAGGATCAGAGAGATCTACATTAATTAAATTCTTATTTAATGTTTCCATTCTCTGCTTTTCAGGGAGTCTATAGAATTTATTAAACGCTTCATCAGGATCTTTCATAAAATATATCCACCACGCTATTTTGGAGGAATCCTTCATTGGATATAAGTCATCAAACGGTGTAATATATCTGATTTGAGGATTCTCTTTCCAAAAATCAGTCTCCATTGTCATATTAGAATTTCTATTTACAAATCTCATATTCAAATATATTTGGACTGTTTAATCGTTGTTTGAAATTATTCTTTAGACAAATATCTATAAACTTCTCAGAGAAAACATTAGTTCGATATGGCATAATGTAAAAAGTATTAATCTCGAACGCAAATCCAAAAGATTGCAGATCAACTAGAGGTGAACTATTTACTTTAATAGTACCATCAAACGTTTTAATCTCATTTAGTAAATTGTTATCATCTAACTCTTTTAAAAGATTATTAAAATCATCAGAGCAAAGCTTATTTAAAAATATCCTTTTAGGCATATTATTAGAAACACTTTGTTCAACAATGATTAATGATCTTTTAAAGAAGTTTTCAGAATCAGAGGGATTTCCAAATTTCTTTAAGAAGTCAGCTTTATATAATAAATTCTTTAATTCTTTACACATTTTTTTGAAATATTTATGGTTCTACTAGACTTATCTGTAAAAATAATAGTACAAAAAACATTTTTAGTTGTATTCTCTTTTTGACATTTATGAGTTGTCTTAAATTTAATCATATACCCTTTATCTATTTGTGTATAAGTTGGTATCGTACAACTACAACTAGAAGATGCTACTTGAATTATTTTATCAGTTTCAATATTTAACTCTATACTAAATTCACCAGAATCTGTTGATATAATTTGATCAACTTCGATTTTGTTATTCCTTAATTCTTTTTTTGCTCCATTGTTGATTGAATACTTTTCCATTTTTCCCAGTTCTTTTTATTCATTAATTTATCATAACATCTTTCTTTTACTACATCAGAGATAAATTCTTTATATTTATCCCATTCGCAACCTTTTGGTGCAAACATTACTTGAGGAGTAGTACAACCACAAGCTAAACAACTTCCATTATTTATACATACTGCCGCTCTTTCTAATCTATATTCGTATTGTTCTATATAATGTTTTGGTAATACAAATCTACAATATGTATATAGAAACCATACAGACCAACCAACGATAAAATTATATGAATTTTTCATAAATCTGTGGTGTTTTAGGTAATACAGCATCAATATCAAATGCTCCCAAAAGTAAATATCCATAATCTTCGTTTAAAAAATCTTTGTAAGATAAATTAGAATTTAATGTAAATAATGAAGCAATGTTAGGACCTCCTTCATACATTATCAACGTATCTGGTCTAAGTAATACAAAATCACCTTCTTCATATAAATCACTTTCTGATCTAACAACAACTCCTAAACGAGACATTGGTATTGGATTTTCAACAATAGAATGTCGTGTAACACCATTAGCAGTTGGTTTATACAAAGGAATAGTAATTGGTGTAAAGAAACCATCCTTATCTGGTTTAGCGACCCTTAGAAAGAATTTAACTAATACCGAATCTGGAAGAAATTTAATATCTGGATAAATTCCAAATTTCTTTTCGAGAATACTATTATTATAATCTACACATTTTTGTATAAATTCTGGTGTATAAATAGGTTCTACTGCTTGATGTTTATTTTTGTTATTAAATCTTGAAAATGATTCATCCGACGTAATACTTTGAAAATCACTAATAGTTTGATTTTTTTTATCTTTTCTTATTCTCATAATAATTCTTTTAATTTTTTATATGTTATTGTATCTTGATTCTTTAAAACTTTAACTCTCCTTTCGACCCGTTTTCTTTCTAAATTCATTTTTATAAATTTTCTTATACATATTTCTGTTACATTAAAACCTATCATATCTTTTTTAATAGCTTTCCAGAATGAGTTAATTATAAAATCAACCTTATCAATTGGTATTCCTGTTTGAAGTGTAATCTTAGCGTTAATCTCATTCATTAGTCTAAAGATATTTTATTATTTTCATTAATTTTAAACATGGTTTCTAACTTAATTGGCATCTTCTTTTCTATCGCATTTTTAATTCTTTTTTGTATTGTTTTTAATTCACTATTTAAAACATATTCTTTATAAACAGAGTCTTCAATTTTTATTAATATTCCTTTTTTAATCAACGACTTTTGAAAATGATAATAAGATATTTTAGGAAGTTTTAATTCTTTAATTAAATATTTCTTTGCTTCTGATTTTTCAGTAAAGAACTCTTCGTTTACATTATATGATAAAACAAAGGCTAATATCTCATTTTCTTTTTCAGTTAAAAGATACATATAACGATTCATTAAAAATATAGTCCAGAAATCTCTTTCGTCTAATTTCTTTATCGTTGTTGTATCAAATCTTATTGGATCTATAAATAACATAATGTTTATTTTTATGCAAATATAAGAAAATTATATTCAATTAAACAAATATAAAAATTAGGGTTAGGCTTTTAATTTATTTAAATTTTTTTTAAAATTCTATAGGTACTTTATTTTTATAAAGTCGGTTTTTAATGGGGAGTTACCCCTCCCCCCTCCCGGGTAAAGAATTGAAAGTCTGATGCCCCCGTCTTCGCTTCTGGTTGACACAAAAAATCCAGAATGGATATTTTTATTTCATTTTTAAATTATAGATTATGTTAAAGATTTTAGTAGATCCTCAAACAGGCCTTCTTGTTCGTACCAACAGTGTTGGTAATTATTGTGTAGTGCAATACATTGGTAACAGAACCATTAGTGGTCCAAGTGCATTGTTTCAGAACAGTGTTAGTATTATGGGCAATGTTGTAGCCCAAGTTGCTGTCAACTTACCTGCTGGTGCGACGGATGAAGATGCCGAAA